GTAGGCAAAAGGTAAACCTACAAATGAATCCAAATTCTACTGAGACACAGTACCTTTCAAAAATTCTGATAATAATGTTGTCATTATCATCATCCTTTCTGCCTACTAGGATTTCAGAAGAAGTAGGTAAGGAAATTATAACACTAGTTTCATAAATAAGGAATGTTTTTTTAAAAAAAAGAAGACGATATGAACGCCAACGCAAAAAAACGAAAGGAGTTTAAACCATGACACTAGCAGAAAAAATCAGGGAATACTTCAAGAAACATCCTTCTGCTACCTATGATGAAGTTGCGGAAGCGGTCAAAACAACCAACAGTACTGTTCGTACTAATGTTTGTAGAGACTTAAAAACTGGAAGATGTATTCGATTAGAAGATGGCTTTCTGGACTACTCAACCTACTTCGAGAAAGACACTTTACTAACTGAATTAATTGAGTGGAAGAACGAAACCAGACGGGAATGGGTGGATATGTTAACGAGAGCTGCTGAGAAAGAAACGGATAGTAACACAATGCGCTTGTTAATCAAAGAAGCTAACAAACTCATGAAAGAGGTAACGAAGTAAAGGAGGGAGAACCATGGAACAATCAACGCTTGATTATTACGAACCGATATTCTTCGAAGTCGTAAAAAGAAACCCAGAAAAATTTGTTGGATTAATAAAACCGTTTATTGACTCAAGAAGTAACCAAAGGTGGATAACGACTGAAGAGTTGTGTGAAGCAATTGGAACGAGTTCCAGTTCGTGGCACAAAAGCGAGATTAGAAACCATCCCGTGGTGGTTGCAGCAAGAAGAACAGATACACGCCCATACAAATATCAAGCGAGCATGATTGATGAAATTCAAAGAGTATGGGACGGAAGGAGAAGACGATGAGAACGGAACGAAGAAGAAAAACGAGGGTACAATTCATCCCATTCATGAGATGGATGCTAGGATGGTACATTTTAGCATTTGGAATCATTATCGCAATGATGAGCATTGTGCTCTTGGTCGGAAAGGCGGTTGAACAACACGAATCAAAAGTGAATCTAATTATAAGTGGTCAATATATCGAACCTGATTTTCAGGATTCGTGGAACAAAAAAAGCCAGCGCGGCAACGCTGACTAAACAAAAATATTTTCAAGGAGATTATAACACAATGTACAGCAGTTTTGAAGCATTACACAATAGATATCTTGAACCGCCTGAGGATAAAGTTTACGGATACGATTGGCAGGGAATGGAAATCTATCGCGGAGACCAGTATCGCATCATCGGTAAAGATAAAGTTCTTGAAGACGATGTGGAAGAATACTTAAGAAACCTATATTTAACAGAACCTCCAGTGACACGCATTAGAGCGTATGACTGGAAAGGAGAAAAAACGGACGAGGAATGTAATTACTACAATTTAGGTGGCGATTACGTTAACGAGGATGACGTAGACGAATACTTGAAAGAAAATTATTTAGAGTCATCGATTATAACAGCGGGAGAGTGAAACATGTTAAACAAATCAGAGAGCATTGAAAACTTATCAAAAGCAATGTCTGAATTTCAAAAGAATTTAAAACAACCATTAAAAGATGCAAACAACCCATTTTTCAAAAGCAAATATGTACCTTTAGAAAATGTAGTTGAAGCAATCACAGAAGCAGCAGGGCCGTTAGGAATTTCGTTCATGCAGTTTGCCAGTGGCGATGATAGCGGAAATATTGAGGTAGGAACGATAATTCTACACCAGTCAGGGGAATTTATTGAGTTTCCTAGTGTGAGAATGAAACCTGAAAAACAAACGCCTCAAGCGTACGGAAGCGCGATTACATACGCTAAAAGATATGCGTTGAGCGCAGTGTTTGGCATCACATCAGACAAAGACGATGACGGAAACGAGGCGAGCGGTAACGGAAGAAAAAAGAAAGGGCCTCAAATCAGCGCAGAAAAACAATCTAAATGTGATTATATTCAACAACTAGCAGAGTCAACAACTGAACGATTCGAGAAATTTAAAGAAATGCAATCTAAAGTACAAGGCGCACCTACTGAAGAATGGAGCGATACATTACTAGATAGAGCAATTAAGATGTTGCAAAGTATCCCCGAACCTTTAACAGGAACGCGTGAAGGGGCGTAATGGATTACGAAGGGAAACTCAAGGCGGTTAATCAGCACGATATACAGATAACGCTAGAAGAAGATTTTAACCTTACAGAAGCTAGAAGAAGGACAGATAAAGGCGAAAATATCCGCTTGAAAGTGACGGTAATTGATAAACGTAGCATCACACCTAAACAACAAAAATTCATTCATGCGTTATTTGGAGATGTGAGCGACTACACAGGTTATCCGTTGGAATGGGTCAAGGAAATGTTCAAAGCGTATTACAGTGAGTTGTACAACGTGGAAGGGTTAAGCCTAGCGATGAACCACTGTAGCATTACTCAAGCTAATCAACTGATTGAACTGATTATCGAGTTTTGTTTCCAAAATGACATACCATTCCATTTCAAGGAATACTATCAAGCAGTTGACATCGCTAGATTGGCGTTTCTATTCATTAAATATCGTACGTGCTTTATTTGTGGAAAACAACATAGCGATGTAGACCATGTAGACGCTGTAGGAATGGGAAACAATCGAAACACGATAAACCACGCAAACAGATTTTACTATTGCTTATGTAGAACACACCATACAGAACGGCACACGATAGGAGAAATCGCATTTGAAAATAAATATCATATTAAGCCAATCCTACTAAACGAGGAGGCAGTGAAAGAACTGAAAATCGGAAAATAGGAGAAAGGAGGCACAATGGCTAGACCGACGAAAACAGGACTGGATTATTTCCCGTTGGACGTTAATTTTCTTAATGATTTAAAAACAAAAAAACTCGTTCGCAGTTATGGAGCGCCTGCGGTAGCCGTTGCTTTGAACGTGTATATAAACATATATAGAGATAACGGCTATTTTGTAGAATGTGATGACGATGTTATTTTCCTAATTGCAGACGAATTAAAACTCGATGAAGAGTACACAAAAAACGTAATTAAAAAAATGATTGAGGTAGATTTCTTTGATAAAAGCCTATACGAAAATCACAAAATTTTAACCTCAGTTGGAATTCAAAATAGATATTTATTAGCAAGTGGGCGACGTGTTCGCTCAAAAATAAATGCAGTTTATGACCTCATAAACACCCCAAAAGAGGAGTTTATGTCAACAGAAACCGAGTTTATGTATACAGAAACCACAGAAAACGAGGGTTTATGTCAACAGAAGTACACAAAAGAAAAGAAAAGAAAAGAAAAGAAAGTAAAAGAAAGTAAACCAGATAAAGAACTGGTGACTGGTGGTAGTTCAAATAACAATGATGAACAAGAATTGATTGAAATATATCAAGCGAATTTCGGGGTAGCTAACTCAATCGTACAACTTGAATTAAAAGAAAAGCTAGGTGTTTATGGAAAAGAAATGATTCTAGAGAGTTTTAAACGTTCTATCGGAGCAAAAAACCCATTTTTGTACATGCGAGGTATATGGGACAAGTGGAAAAAATACGGAATTACAACGCTAGAACAAGTACAAGCGAGTGATGAACGACATGAGAAAAACAAACCGACTAATTATAAAAAAGGTGGTTATGTTGAGATTGTACCCAACTGGGCAAAATAACAGGAGGATAAATGAGCGAGGCAGAAAAAGAAATACAGTTTTACAAGTCTAATCCAAAAAAATACGCAAAACTAGTTAAACAAATCGCTAACTTAAAAACCACTGATGAAGGTTACCTTGAAAGAAAGAGAAAACTTATCCAGGGAGCAAAAGAAAGAGAGGGAGCAACTAATAAATAAATGTTCAGAACATCTAAGTACAACGCAAAGAAAGTAGAGATTGACGGTATCAAGTTTGATAGCAAAGCGGAAGGCGAATATTACTTACACTTAAAACAACAAGTGTCGGAACGTCAAATTTTAGGGTTTGAACGACAAAAAAGAATGTTGCTGCAAGAAGGCTTTAGCGTTGAAGGAGTCAAAGGAAAAATCAGACCTATCTTTTATGTAGTTGATTTCATAATTACAGAAAATGACGGCACACTTACTTACGTTGACGTAAAAGGAATGGAAACAGACGTATTCAAGCTAAAGAAAAAGCTATTTATGAAACGATACAATACCGCGTTACTGAAAGTTAAAAAGACAAAAGGAAGGTGGCAATATGAGTAAACAAATGACACCGATTGAAAGAGTAGTCCTATCGCTTATCCCGATTAGTGACGAACGCAGAGTGAATATAAAAGACATTGTAGCACAGACAAGACTTTCTACAAGACGAGTAAAGAAAATCATAGATCAGTTAATCAGCAATTACGGCATCGTGATTGTAGGAGTAAGAAACGGACGTACTGGATACTTTATTCCAGTAACAGACCAGGCGCGACAAGAGGGCGTATTGCCACTCAAAGCGCAAGCAATCAAAGAATTTAAACGAGTAAACAGGATTCAAAAGGGAAACTTGGACGAATGGAAAAAATATATAGGAGATGTAGAAAATGATTAACAACGTAGTATTAGTAGGGCGCTTAACAAGGGATGTAGATTTACGCTACACATCGAACGGAACGGCATACGCTAGTTTTACATTAGCTGTTGAGAGAAATTTCAAAAACCAAAACGGGGAAAAAGAAACAGATTTTATCAACTGCGCAATGTGGCGTAAGGCGGCGGAAAACTTTGCAAACTTTACACACAAAGGCTCACAAGTAGGAATTGAAGGCCGTATTCAAACACGCAACTATGAAAATCAACAAGGTCAAAAGGTATATGTGACAGAGGTACTAGCAGAAAACTTTAGCTTACTTGAATCCCGTAACGCTACAAGCCGATTAGCGGTCGATAGAGAGAGCTTTGAAGGCGGACATGTAAATACATTCAACAGTAATAAAAACGAGAATACGAGCGGAAATTTCGCAAATAACGACGTGTTTACGGCTAAAGGAGATGTTTTCGATGTGCAAGATTCAGATTTGCCGTTCTAAAATCGATGAAGATTTAGAAATAGAAGCACAATCATTAGATACGATTTTTAGAGTTTTAATTAAACAGCAGTTTGAAAGCGAAAAACGAGCGTATAGAGAATTGGTTGAAAAACTAGGTTACGAGCCTAAACCGTCAGAAATCATCATAGAAAGATATCCAGTTAGATATAAAGAGGGCGATGATGGTTCAATCAAATTCTATCAAGATTTTAAATTTAGAGTTAGAGGCAATAAGGAGCGATGCTTATGAACAATATAAAAATGTATGTCATTCGAGATGCTAAATATCCACAATGGTACTTCCAACGTATCGAAGACTACTCAAGCATGATGGGATATCTTGCGAAGAGCCATCCACGATATACGCATAAATTTACAACTGACATTAAACAAGCGATGCATTTTGAAACGCCTAACGATGCTCTAACGTTTATAAAGGAACATTCTATCGAAGGGAATATTATTAAAGACCCGTACCAAGAACAACTCAGTAATGTGACGTTTAAATACATGGGTGAGAATTACGGTGAGGCTATCACGTACATTCATGGAATGATTGAAGATTCGAGTGAGAAGATGTTAGCTGCTTCCAAAGCGTTAAAAGTGAATGCTAATACGTTGATTAAGTTTATGAAAGACCCGTATTCCGTTGCAGCTCATATTCGAGATCGTATTGTAGAGAATTTAGTGAATCTAGAAAAGGCGGTGAAGGCAATTGGCTAAAGATGAATTTGAAAAATTAAAAGACGATGTACATTACTTAATTGTAGCACATTGTAAATACAAGGACATGTTGATGTATGACAGAGCGTTGAAGCAATTCCAAGAAGATATTGGATATGGGCAACTCGAAGAAATGAGCTACAATGAACGATTCGCTTTCTTGTTAGGATTTGAAACATCGTTGAAGGCGGTGGAAGATGCCATTAACTTAAATGAAGCTGTAAAGAAAAATCCTGAAATGGTTGATTGAAGAAGGGGATATTAAATGACACTAACTGTATTGCTTAAAGATGAAAAGAAATATATTTTCTACGGTGTAAGGGAATACTATATTGAATATGAAAAATATCTTAAATTTACTTATGTAGGAGACAAGGACGCTTGGCGGTTTAGAAATGAAAAAGAAGTACATGAAGGATGCTTTATGTTAGATGCAATTGCTGGTTATTACATTAATAGATAAGAAGGTGATTAAATGTTCATAATAGATTTTATAATCAAACACCCACTTCGAACTGACATGATATTAATCAGTATTTGTCTAATCGCTTTGCTTTGGTGTGTGCTAGATTTATACAAATTAAAGAGTGAAGGTACACCTTATGAACAAGCGTTAAAACAAATAGAACGAGAAAGAAAAGAAAATATCAAAAGGCAGATTGAACGGAACTTGCAAGCTAAGAATAGAAAGCAGGCAATATTCGAATTACTTGATAATTTCGGTTATAGAAATATTACAGTTGATTATACAAGCGATAGATTTTACGTGATCATAAAAATAAATAAAGATGTGTTGATTGAAAGGGAGGTTAAGTAATGGAAAGATACGCATACATGAATTGTCAATCGGAACTGTATATCAAAGATGAACAGATAGAAACAGACAGACCGTGTCCAATGTGTGGAGAGTGTGACAAGTACCTAGGCCGATTTGAAACCACGGCGGAGCTAGCAATGTTGATGTGGTTGAATGAATTTTCAGGTCAAGACATTTTAGACAAAACGGGATATATAATCACATTCACAAAAAAACATGACGTTGAAATGGATCGGGATGGGTATAGAGAGGTTTACGAAAGCTACAAAAGAACTTTAGATAAGGAGAATCAGAATGACAGAACAACATGAAAAATATGCTAAACAAGAAGCAGAACTAGAATCAAAACGCAGAAAACTACTGACACGATTTAAAGCGTTTCGTGATGAGTGCAATGGGGATTGGCAAATAAATTGGAATAAAAATGAAGCAAAGTATTATTTATACAAATCGAATATGACGGATGATATTTTATGTAACGATATTTATTTTTATGAAACATTCAGCCTTTTCGGTTATTTCAAAAACGAAGAAGATGCCGAACGTGCAATCGAATTATTTGGGGATGAAATCAAAGAATTGTTTGTGGAGGTGTAAAGATGGATTTACAAGAAAACGCTCGAATAAAAGAAGCAGTAAATAAGCCTAGTCACTATGTAGGCGAAAAAGGTTTAGAAGTGAAAGAAGTACTTGAAAATTTTGTTAAAAATAAAAAAGGCATGGAAGCTCATAGATGGTGTAGTGCGGTTGAATACTTATTAAGATATGCTGAAAAAAATGGAGTCGAAGACTTAAAGAAAGCTAGAAAGAACATTGAGTGGTTGATTGAAGAAGGGTAGGAAGAAAAAGGGAAAAGGGAGGTGTGTGAATGTCAAAATCGATACAGGATGAAATCATGGACTTAAAAGAGCAAGGACTGAGCTGGGTACAAATTGCAACTAGACTCAATCTTGCAAGCATGGAAGTCGCTCGAGGTAAGGTTAGAGGTACACCACGTTACAAAGAGTTTCAACAAAGGCAAGGAGTAAATGTTGAAAAATCTCAAACTAAAGAATTTAATAACGATGGTTCAATCGGTTCTCAAATCAGAGTAAGACAACAACAACGAAAAGTATTCTCTAATGAGGAGCTGATTCGATTACATGGATTCAATCCTGATGAGGTTAAACTAAAAACAGCAACATCTAATGAATGGACTACTCCAACAAACGGAGAAACTTATTATAATTATCAATCGAAAATCGTTGTAGTGCCTAAAAGGTGGGATATGTCCGCTCAAGATGTTAAGAAAATCTTTGGAGATATTCCTCAACGTAAAATTGAATTAGTAGATAAGAAAATTCCAAACGAATACTTATTGATTCCTTTGTCAGATTTACACTTTGGACATAATTCTCATCTTGATTATTTGAAATTACAGAGAGAAATTGCGGAACGCATTATGAATCGCTATAAGGAAATCCTTATAACGCTACACGGAGATTATTTTCATGTTGATAATTTTCTGAATACAACTGAAAGAGGAACTAGAGTCGATGATGTCGACTTCGAGGCTGGATTAAGATCTGGTTATGATTTCCTTAGTCCATTGCTTGATTTAGCGTTAGAAAATAGTCCGAACGTTAAAGTCGTGTACTTGAAAGGGAATCATGCTCCTAGTGTGGATTATTTATTTGTGAGTATGCTAGAGCATATATATCCTCAAATAAAATTCGATGTCGAAATCAAAGAATTTAAACATGCATGGTTAGGCAATCACTCAATATTCATGCATCATGGCGATAAAGTAAAATCGCCTAATAAATTATTTGAAATCATGGTGTCGCATTTTGGAGAGGAATGGGGGAAAAGTCAATCAAGATATTTGATTACTGGGCACTTTCATCATGAGAAGTCACTATCGTTTGCAGGCTTAACTTGGTATCAATTACAAAGCCCTAGCAAACATTCAAGCTATGATAAAACATTCGGATATGACACTAGCGAATCAGGACAAATGCTTTTCGAATTTAACGAGTATAAACGAAGTGCAATATATTATGTGTAGAAAAGGAGGGTTTAAATGATTACAGTATATTCTAGACCAAATTGTATGCAATGTGAGATGACTAAGATGTGGCTCAAACAAAACGATATCCCTTTCGAAGCCGTGGATATTGAAGCAAATCCAGGAGCGTTGGAATTACTCAAACACTATGGATACAGTTCACTTCCAGTCGTTGCTATTGACGATGAATTGAGCGACGAATCAAAAACATGGTCAGGATTTCAAATTGAAAAATTAGAAGCTTTATTGTGAGGTGGATAATGGAAGATAAATGGTATTACAGATTACGTGCTGGAATCATAGAAAGAGCGGTTGATGATTACAAGATAGCGTTAAGGCGCTTGCTTTCAAAAGGTGTAGTGGATTCAAATTGGAATTTGAGAGAAACACATTTCAAGAAAATATATCATCAAACAGCATGGAATATGAAAATGGACTGCGAGCGGTTCTTTTTCAGTCAATATTTTGATTATTTATCAGATACTGAAGACTTTGGACCAACGCTAGTCAAAAGGATTAGAGAGGATGTGAAGAATGGGCATTAAACATCAATTAAAACAAATTCGTTTAATCGATTTGGAAGTAAAATCAAAAATGGAAGAGTTAGATCGCTTGAATAATTCTTTCTTGAAATCTCCGTCTCTAAAAGAAATAAATGTTCAAGAATCAAAAGTAAGTCTCAAAGACGATGCATACGTTAAAATCATCAATTTGAATGATTACATTAATGACCAAGTAGATAAATTGATCGATTTGAAATATCAACTTATCCAAGCGATTGAACAATTAGATAATTCTAGAGAGCGAACAATCATTTGGATGAAATATATCTCTTCTAAAGGCTGGGATGAAATCGCTGAAGAATTGAAAATTTCTAAAACAACATTATTCATTCTTCATGATGAGGCTATCAAAAAAATAGATTTAATCTGTACTAAAAAAGGTGTTTCTGTACCAAACAATACTAAAGATTCTATGATATAGTTATGATGTGGAAAGATGTAGAAAAAGACATTCTTTTTTCTCATGGTTTAAACTCCTTTATTTTTTCCTCTCAAGCCCTCCGGCTTG